TGCCCGGTATCGTCACCACCGACGCAGGAAGCAGCCACGATGCTGTCGTTTGACCTGATGGTGGCGTTGCCAATCGCTAGACGCTTGAAGCTTTCGCCCGTGCCGTCAAAGCGAAAGACGGCGTAGTTCACTGAGGTAATGGATACGTACTCGCCGTCAGCACCACGAAACGAGCCGGTGTGCGTGATTGTTGAGCTTGCCGTGCCCAGCGTCCCAGTGATCACCGCAACCTTGCCAGTGGTGTACGCCTGCGAGTCCTGCAGGCTCACCACCTTGAGCGATGCCGTGCCGTCGTTGTCGTGGAACAGCACGTCTACGTTGATGCGTCCTTCGATGCTCATTGGTAGCTGCCCCATTTCTGTAACGAGAGAAGCGATTCCACAGCAAACTCAAGCGGCTTGCTGATGCTGCCCACGAGCACCGTGCTGCGGCTTTCGTACCAGTGGCCAACCAGCATCAGGCAGGCGTGGCGAATGGCGGCAGGCACGCTTGAGCCAGCGGCCCCGTAGCCGGCCCACCACGTCACGCTGATGGCGTTGTCATCCATCAGGTGCGGCGGCCACGTCTGGCCGTACAAAGTCTTTACCGCCCCTGGCGTGCTGCTGCGGTCCACGCGGTAGCTGGCCGTGGAGTAGGTGGCCGTCGTGCCGTTCTCGTAGGTGAACGTAAGGGCCACTGCTGTGGTCGTGCCGGCCGTCGCCATGGGCGGCCGTGGTAGCTCGATGTCGTGAGTGCCGTCTGGCGGAAACGAATCAAACCGCATCACCCACTGCGTATTGACCAGCGTGCGGTCTAGGTACTGCTCACACCACTCGCGGGCTGCCGTGATCAGCGTGCCGATGTAGGCGTCATCGCCACTGGTATCAACCCGCAGATGGGCCTTGGCTTCCGCGAGCGTGACGGGCTCAACGGCTGGCGGCGTCTGTCGAGTCAGGCTTCGATACTGCACGGCGGCCTCTTCGCTTTGGGGTGGCGTCTGCGGTTTCTACGTCGTGCTCAAGGGCAGCCGTTTCGATCAGCGTCGGCTGGTTGTCTTCTACAGCGACACGCTGAGCGAGCAGCTGCGTGGTGATCCCGCCAGGAAGCTCAGCCACTTGCCCCTTGCGGTAACCACGCCACGCGCGGGTAAACATGATTTTCGGCATCAGCCCACACTCCATGCAGATTCTGGCGGCTTGCCCGTGTTCGTGAACTCAGTAGTCCACTGAAAAACAGGGGCAGTAAGGTTCTTGCCGGGCCACGTCACGACGTACTCACCGTGGCCCAAAACAACACGCGGCGAGACGAAGACGCGGTTGCCGCTGTCTCGCCAGGTTTTCCAAAACGCAATGTCAGAATCAATTCTGCCGTCACCCCACGAGCCTTGCGGGTCTGGCTTGCTCCAGAACCACGGCTTCTTTGTTCGCTTAAGAGCCGCCGTGCTGATGACGGTACAGCCGAAATGGGCGGTATCCACTTCCTGCACGGGCTCGGCAAACCATTCCTTTGGCACCTGCGTGTGCCCATCATCTGGCGGATTGTCCAGCGTGCCTTTAAGCGTCAGCATCGGGCGGCCGTCTTCACGCTTGGTCTGCATGCCAGTGATGGCGTCGCACTGAAACGTCATGGCCATCGCGAACAGCTGCTCAACGTCCTGCTTGGTGAAAAACGTGTCGTAGTCGATGGCGAGGAGGTACTCGCACGAGTCAATGAACTGCTCCATCACGCGGGTATTTACTTGATCCCAGAACGCACCCGTGCCCATGGTGGGGCGAATGCCGAGCGGCATCAGGGCCTGGGCCCAGGCGAAGTGGTTGGCCGTAAACGAGAGCCGTGGCATGGAGAGCACGGCTTCCACTCGGATGTCAACTTCGGTGCCACCTACCTTGACGAGCATGGTGCCTCAAAGAAAGAGAGCGGGCGGCCCCGTCGTGGAAGCCGCCCGCTCAAGATTGCACACTCGTCAAGCCGTCAGGCTCACGCACCAACGAGGCCGATCATCGGGCCGGCCACGGTGTCGGTGCCCAGGTTTGCATGGGTGATTGCAACCCTCGCAACTGCGCGGATCACCGTCTGGTCGCTGAGGAAGTTCACCTGATCGCTGCTGGCGATCTCGATGGCCTGGCGGATGCCGTAGTAGGAGCTGTTGGCCATGTTGCCGTACAGCGCCATGATGGCACCCGTCGAGTCCGCACCGGCCGGCAGGCGGTCGGTGAGGACCACCGGCGAACCCAGGAAGGTCGGGCCCATGCCAGCAGCCAGACCAACCGAGCCGCCCTGGGCAAGGTCAAGGTTCTGCATGCAGGTCGAGAAGAAGAACGGCGAGCAGAACCACTTGGCACCCGCACGCGAGTGCTGCGGAACCCTAGCCATCATGGCCAAGAGGTTGGCCTTGGTCACCTCGTCGGGCGTGTCACCGGCAGCCGTCACGAGCGAGGCGGCATAGGTGGCGGCAGACGCCGCCAGCAAGCCACCCGTGTAGGTCGTGACAAGCCCGGCCACCGCTGGAGCGTTGCTGGGGTTGCCGCTCCACGCAGCCTCTTCCACGGCGTTGCTGAGCGTCAGGGCGAGCTCGGCAGCGATCCAGTCGGCGATCGACACGATGGAGTCCTGCAGGAGCTCGCTCGCAATCGTCACCGCGCCCGTGACCTTCTTCGCAGTCAGAGTGACCTGATTGGAAGTGGGGTCGCTGGCAGTGATGGCCGAGTTCTCATTGATCCAGTACGCGGTCGCACCGGCCGTCCGACGCGGGAACAGCAGCACGTCGCTCGGCATCACCACGTTGGTGGCGTTTTGCGCAAACGCGGAGTACTGGTCAACTAAGCGAATTACGGCCGATGACAACGAATCCGGCACGAATGCAGATCCGGTCGTAGCGCCGGTCGAGCCCTGGGCACGAGCCTCAACGCCGTGGTCATGGCACCACCGCTTCGCGTCGGCGTCGCCGCTCTTAGCCTTGAACCACATGCCCACCGAGTAGGCGTCTTTGGCGTTCTCAAACGCACGGAGCCGGCCCGAGAACGGCACCGCCTCAACGCGGACCTTCTCGCTACGCTCTTCGGTCACTTCGGGAGCCGGCGTGCAGCGGTCAACCACGCTGCGGAGATTCTTGGCCGACTCAGCCACCGACTTCTCAAAGTCGATCCGCTTGGCCAGCTTGCCGGCCTCGGTGTTCATCGCCTCGAGTTCAAGATCGCGCTCGGCAATCTTGTCGGCATCGGTGCTCTCGATCGCACGCACGGCGTCGATACGGTTGGCGAGGTTAACGGCCTCGTCCTGCAGTTTCTTGAGGTTGTCCACGTGGTATATCTCCGCCGGCGGTATTGCCGATGGATTCCACTGTGCCTCTAGCGTGCCGGCCTCTTGCAGAACCGGACTTCCGAAAGTGTTGTTTTCACAAACACCACGCCGCGAGCGCCGCACCTTGGGCAGCGCAAATACTGCTGACGCTCTTCGCCGCAAGGGCGAGAAGAACGGCACCGCAACTTCTCGCCGCAGGTGCAGCGGGCCTCAGACATTCTTGAGCCTTAAGGTGGCAGCCCAGGCGGCGGCGACGCCCCGCAAGGCCGAACGCGAACTAACCGCCCGAACTGCCGGCTCTTCGGCGGACTGCGATGCAATCCATGCCTCGTAGGAACGCATGGCGACGCTGGCAGACGTTGACGGGTACGCAGGCGTGAGCACTGGGCCAACGTCGTACAGGCCGCTCACCTCGCGGATCTGGCGGATTGCTTGGCCACCGTCGCCAGTGCGGAACGCTTCCCCGTCTTTGCCAACCGTGAACGCGAATGAACTGCCAGCCACGTCCTTGCGGGCGATGAGCTCAAGCACGTCGGCACGACTCACGGGTGGAGTGACCACGTACCGCAGCCCCTTGCTGTCGCTGCTCAGTTCCAGCGTGCCGCTCGAAGTGCGACCGAGCACGATGTTGCTGTCATGGTTGAACAGGGCCACAACGTCCTGCTTGCCACGCTGCCGGCTCAGCACCTTGTCAAAAGCACCCGGCAGGATTTCTTCTTTAAACCCGCCCAGGTCAAGGCTCATGCGGTTGTAGACGGCGGCGTAGCCGATGATGGCTGCCCGGCCGTCAGCACGCTGCTCAACGATGAGCTCGTCAGTCTCGTCAAAGGCGAAGTCGCGGCGCTCAAGTTCCATTCGTCGGCACCTCCTGGGCGGTAGTCGTGTCTTCGGCATCGTCTTCTGGCGTGCCGTCCGATGGCTCGCCCAGCGTGTCCTGCGGCATCGGCTGCGGATCTTGCGGCTGTGGCTCGCCTGCCTTCTCCAGCGTGGTCATGTTCAGCTGAATGAAGTGCTGATCGCCTTGCGGGCCGATCGGGTTAAGGTTCTCTAGCTCTCTCACTTCGTTCACCGTCATCCAGCCGTTCTGGAGCGCCGATACGAAATACGCTGACCGGCTCGCGTGGTCGCCGCGAAGCAGGCCGCTTACGCTGTGCTCAGCGAAATACTTTTCATCATCAACGATGAGGTCACGGCTGATGGCTGCTTCCCACCGCTTCAAGTGCGGGAGCAGGCAGTGCTGCACGAACTCCGTGCCCTGCACCTCGATGTTGTTGAACGTGCTGCGATCCAGCTGCTGAATCAGATGGGGCGGCACATGGAAGATTCGGCAGCACTCGTACACGGAGAATGCCCGGCTCTCCAGCATCTGGGCAGCCTCGTTGCTGCTGCTTAGCTCTTTGGCCGTAATGCCCGCAGGCAATACAGCCGTTCTGAAGGCTCGGTCGCTGCCTCTGTGCATTCGCTCCCAACTCTCACGCAGTCGCTCGGCCGCGTCTGTGGGAATCGGGTTGCTGCTTTCAAGGATTACGCCAGGGCGTGCCCCGTTGCCAAAGTACGTAGCGGCGTGCGCCTCAAGAGCCTGCGAAAGACCAAGCACATTCTGAAAGAGCTTATAGGTAGGAATCGGCTTGATGCCGTCTTCGGTCGTGAATCGCAGGGCGAATATCTGCTCCTGGCTGTAGATCGTCTGCTGCCCACTTGGCTCGCGGTAGCGATACCGCAGCGTGCCGTCAGTCAGCCGCTCAGCCTCCATGCGGCTGCTGTGCAGCGGCCACAATTCCGACACAGCACCGCGAGTACCTGGGCGGATTTCGGCGTAGCTCGCACCGTAGTGCAGGTACATGCCAGTCATCCAATCGCGGAACTCTTGGGCCGTCTGCCAGGGATTTGGTTGCTGGTGGAGCAGGCGATACACGGGATGGCTCGTGGCCTTCTGTTTCCCGCCGTTGGCCATCCGCTCGTAGATGTGCAGCGGCAGGGCAGATACCGCATCCGATATGACGCGGATGCAGGCGGTATACGCCGAGCACGCCATGGAGTTGTCGGCGTTGACGCGGATCCCGGAAGGCGTGCGGCTGGAACTCACCTCGGGCCAGTCAATGCCGCGAAGGTCAAACATCTTGAAGTCGGCGGCGGCGTTTTCGCTCATAGAGTCACGATGTCCCAGGACTGTTCTGGCGTGGCTGCGGTTGCCTTCTGCCACAGCCCGATGGCCATGACCAGCGACACGATGCCGTCTATGCGTTCTGTGCTCTTGGCCTTGCTCGGCTTAATGTTTCCGGCTGCGGAATCCTGCTGGATGGCCACGTTGGAAGCCTGCCACGACAGCACTGGGTGCCCACCGTGCAGCACCTTCCCGCTCACAACAAGGTTCTCCAGCTGCTTGCTAGGTGCCGACAGAGAGCCGTAGCCCTGTCGAAAGTCTGACATGGGAAGGCCGTCGCCTTGCAGTTGTTGGCCGAGTTGCGCGGAGTTCCACGGGTCCAATCCGATGCCGCAGACCTTGTACTTGCTGGCTATGGCGTTGATGTCTGACCGCACTTGGTCAAAGTCGGTGACGTTGCCATCGGTCATGTTCAGATGTCCCTGCCGATGCCACGTCAGGTATGGCACTTTGTCGCGTCGCTCTCGCTGGTGGGCGTTGTCGCTCGGGATCCAGAAGTACGGCTCAATCCAGAACGTGCCATCATCTAGCGGGAAGAGCAGCACCAGGGCTGTGGTGTCAAAAGTCGTGGCCAAGTCCAACCCGGCCCAGCACTCTCGGCCGGCCAGATCAACGGGACACGGCTTGTCGCCTTGGGCCCAGTGATCCATCCGCAGCCACCTAGTTGACTGTTCCGTCCATTGGTTCAAAAAAAGTTGGCGAAAAACATTTTCATAAGTCGGCATCTCAACCGCTCGAAGACATTCGCTCCGCAGGAAGTCCATGCGCACGGAAACGCCGAGGTTTGGATTGGCCTTCTTCCACGTCTCTTCGGCTTTCCAGTCATCCGCAATGTCGGCCGCATAGATGGCTGGCAGGAACGTCTCGTCTTTCACGGTGCCGGCGGCCACAGCCTCAGCGTATTTCCAGATTTCCCAGCAGACGCTTTTGCGGTCAAAGCCTGCCGTGGTGAGCGCCACCGTCAGCGGCTGACGCCGAGCACCTTGGCTGCTGAGCATGACTTCCCACATCTCGCGGTTAGAAACGTGGAGCTCGTCAAAGATGACGCCGTGAGCGGAGAGCCCATGTTGAATACCGGCCTCCGCACTCAACGCCTTGTACGTTCCGTGCGTCGCCTCTCGCACGATCGCGTTGCGGTACACCTTGAGATGCTGCCTCAGCACTGGCGACTGCTCGACGTAGACGCGGGCCATGTCAAAAACGAGCCGGGCCTGATCGCGTGAGGCTGCGCAGGAATAGACTTCACAGCCGGGCTCGTTCTCCATCAGCAGCTTGAGCGCAATGCCCGCGCATAAACTGCTCTTTCCGTTTTTGCGAGGAATCGCCAGCAGGCTGGTGCGGACTTTTCGCACGTCGCCCTCAGTGGCGAAGAGCTTTCGCACGTAGTCCTGCTGCCACGGCTCAAGCGTAAACGGCTTGCCGCCGAGCTCGCCCTTGGCGTGCGTCAGGTGCTTGTGGAAGAAACGCACCGCCAGGCACGACGAGCACTTTTCGCACGGGTGCTCAAGCGAACATGCGAGCGTCTTCTTCGTCTGCTTGCGGGCCATTTTCAACCGCCGAAACGCGGGCCAGCGCCGAGGCCGTCAGGCCGAACTCGGCCGCGAACTTTAGCATCTGGTTTCTCGCGTCGCGTTTGCGGTTCCACGCCGGGTGATTGCTTACCCTACCCTTATCGTCCATGAACGTGGCCCCGCTGGCCTTGAGTTCACGGTCGGCCTCAATCATGTCCGCGAGCGAATCGCAGTAAGCGGCCAGCGTCTGTTGGTGCCTGGGGCTCATGACCTTGGACGCCTCAAGCATCGGCACGATCCGCTCCCACTCTTCGCGGGCGAGATCCGAGAGCCAGTGCGGAGCAGGCGGGATGCCCGGAACCGCGTCTATGCCGGACTTGTGCGGCCCCCTAACCCGAGCACCGCGAAGCTTAAGCAGCGGTTTAGGCGTCGGCTTGCGGCCTTTGCCCATGTTGCAAACTCCCAATTTCGGCCCCGCGTATAGAAGCAGGGACTTCTGGTTTTCCTCAGACGGGGGGGTAGGGATCCGAACCGCCCCCCCTCTGCCGCTCCGCGTTCGTCTTCCGGCTGTGGCACGACACACACCGGGCAGCACCGTTCGTCACGTCATACCGCAGGTCAGGGGCCACGCTCACTGGCACTACGTGATCGGCGTGCATGTCACGGCCATAGGCCACACGGCCGCAATCAACGCATTGCCAGTGGCATCGGTTCAGCACCGCTTGCCTCCACGCCTTGTGGGCGACTGAGCAATAGCCACGGGCTGCCGCGTTGGGCCTGGCCTCTCGCATGCGAGGGCCAAGACGCAGCGGCCTATGGCTCGGTATCTTGGTAGGCACGTCAGCTCTTCAGCATCACCACGCCAGCGGTGCCCGTGCTGTTGGTCGTGGCCGAGACGATCTTGAGGTACTCAACGCCAAACACCTCGTCGGGCAGGGCATACGCTCGCCCGTCCGTGCTCGATGCCGAAAGGGTGAGGTCAGCCACGCTGCCATCGGACTTGTAGAGTCGGCGGAAGGTGCCAGCCGTGCTGGTGCCTACCCACATCTGGAGCGTGGCCGCGTTGGTGCTCATGGTGCCCAGCGACACTACAGCACCAGCTACATCACGCATGTCCAGCGTGGTAGCCGATGCCGTGGCAGTGTGCAGGGTGATGTCAATGTCACGGTTCTTGCGGCTCAGAATGTTGTCGGCCATGGGTAGCTCCTGTGGGGTCTATGGTACGGGCTCGTAGGCTTACTCTTGCAGTGACTCTGGCACCAGTTGCGGCACGGCTTCTGTGGCAAACTCAAGGTCTGCCAGCGGGATCACCTCCACGCTGGCGAAGTTGCTGGCATCCAGCCGTGCGAATCCTGCCGAATAGATTCCGCCTTCTGCGATGCACTGTGGCAGGATGTCGGCAACGTGGCACCAGCGACCATCGGCTAGTGCGGCAGGGTACACGGTGCAGCGAGGGTCGCCGTACCATGCGTGGTAGTTGAGCATCTTCTGGGCAAGGGCGGTGTCGAACACAATCGCCAGCGTCTGGAGCGTGGCGGTGTCGGGCAGCGGCTGCGAGAGGAAGCCTGCGAGGGTCATGCTCTACCTAGTGCTGATTGGAATGCGTTCACAGCGTTTGTTAGCGACGTAACTTCCGCAGCCGACAAGCCAGTGCCTATGGAATAAAACCCATAGGTTCGCGGATCAAAGAACGTATTGCTGGTGGTGGTGTTTCGGCTGACAAATACTGCGGCATTTAGAGTGCTGGCGGTTGGAGTTGTCGATGTGGAGTTTGTGGCGATTGCTGTGCCTGCGGCATACGCCACCAGCGATGTCGCAGAAGTCCGCGAAGCAACCAGCAGTCCGTTCGCGTTGTTGGTCACGTTCGCAAACGCACCCCACTGAGCGTAGACGGTTCCATCTGTGGCAACACCGAAACCACTCCCGCCCGCCAAGTTCACGCCAACCATCCCATGAAAAGAAGAAGAACTTGAGCGGTTTCTGCAATACACAGCCGCGTGCCCGCTGGTGGTGCTTGGCAGCGTGTTCATCGGGAAGCCGGTGTCTAAATACTTGCTTGTCCCATTCCCCGTCAGCCCACCTGTCGCCCCCGTCTCCGCGTAGTCGGTGCCGACGCCGACGAATGCGTTGTTGGTATCAGTCGCCCCGCCATACTGCGTCCCGCCAAGCGAAGGCCCCCGATAGAGCGGCACCAGTGCGGCGTTGAGATTTGAGCCGCAGAAGAGATTGAGCCGGTAGAAGCGGTCGCGGATGCCAGCAGATGCGATAGATGCACAAAACTTGGACACGGCTAAAAGAGTTGTTCCTGTCACGCTGCCACCGTTGGCAACAACTCGGGCCGCCCATGCCGCCGCTTCCGGGTGAACCGTGGCTCGCGGCCTCAGTAGTCTCGGGCTCATCGCCATGGCTTAGTTCTCCTGCTGTTCCGTTGCTCGAGGCTGTAGGGCATACAACAACCGCGTCTGCTCGCTCACGGCCTTGCTGATCTCGCGCTGCGTCTCGCTCAATGACTTCACAAAGGCCCTGTGCTCCTCAACAAGAGGTAGCAAAACATCGGCGCGAAGCACCCAGCCGCAGGCAATGGCTACCAAAGTGGGAAATCCCCACCGCTCCATAATGCTGTACAGCGTCTCTTTCGCTTGGTCGGTCACTGCATCGCCTCCAGCATCTCGCCACGATTATCCAGCCACCGCTGCACGATTTTCTTGACGATCTCGCTGATGATGGCCGCCAGGATGATGCTGGCCAGAAATCCCATGCCGTACTCACGCTCTTGGCGTTCAAGACGGCGGGCGAAATGCTTGGCGACGATTTGCGTCTGCCCGGCATCGCACTGATACAGCACCGGAATGGGCCACTCCTTGAGCGCCCGCTCGACAATGCGGCCAACACGCTCACGGCCTATCAAGTGCTTGCGCACTGGCAGCGAGTCCCACACGTCGGCAACGAGTTCGTCGCGCGTCATTTCTTGCCCGTTCCTTTGCAAGTAGGGCAGGTAATCTTGATTTTCCCGTCACCGATGAAGCCATCTACACAGTTGTCGCACTTGTCGCTGGCTGGCGTTGGTGCAATCTCGTGCCGCAGCTGCGTCACGATGCGGGCTGTCTCGCAGGCCATGTCAGCGGATACGCCGTGGTCATCAGGCAGCGTGGCCACGCATCCGATCACAACAACGAGCAGGCAGATAAGAAATCTCACAGCACACCTCGCAGCCAGTTGTCGGGCATCTGCGTCGGCTTGAAGCCGCTGTACCCGGCGTAGACGTAGGAGTCACGTCCGCTGAGCATCTTGGTGGCAACTTCGGCATCGACCCAGAATGAGCACTTACGGACGGCATCCGGCATCGTCTCGGGGTAGTGCTTGCCAACCGTGTTGGAGTCGCCCCACGAGTTGGCACAAAGCAGGCCAGGACGTTTGCCAAAGCGCACACCGATAAAGCACATCGCATGCCACCAAACGCCACCCGGCTTGCAAAAGCCGTCAGCGTCTCGGCTCATGCTGAAGCCCTGGCCGCTGCACACGACAACCGGGTAGCCGTTGCTGATGGCTTTCGCCGCCTCCACAAACGACGTGGCTAGCGTTGTCTCAGAGCAACGCCTTTCCTTGGCGAACCGCTCAAGCACGTCGGGCACGCCGTTGCGGCCCCAGTCGCGTTCCCGCTGACTGCTGTGCTTGTCGAACACAGTGCCGCCGTAGTCCACGCCGTAGTGCAGGGCACCATAGTCGCGGATGCTCTTGGCTGCGTGGAATCCCGTGCTGCCGTCGCCGCCCGTGTTTGACTTCTGACCGCGAGCCTCAACCCGGCTGAACCCGTACAGGCTCGCCTCGATCGTGCGGCCGTTCCACGCTTCAGGCTCTTTCCGCCAATGGATGTCACAGGCTGCCAGCACGTCCACGGCCAGGCTTGCGCCCCAGCCAACGCACGAGCCCACGCTACCCTGCGAGCCTCGACGCCACGACGGCATGCACTGAAGCAGCGCCGGGTACAGCATCACGTCTTGGTCAGCGGCCTTGAGATCAGGCCCGGCCGATGCAAGCGTCGGATGTGGCAGCGTTGCCACGAACGCCTCAGAACCTTCGGGGTCGGGCACATAGCCCATGCCGTGCTCGGCCATGCGTCAGCCTCCGTTGACGCCGGCCCACGCCACAGCCTTGGCAAAGGCTGCGTAACGGCTTCGCACGTCAGCCGTGACCGAAACCACGTCCACGCCAATAGCCTGCCCGTAGGCGGCCTCTACGGCCTCCCTGAGCCCTGCCACTGAGCCTGGTGCGTGCTGGCCGATGCGCCGCCATGCGATTTCAATGGCCAGCGTGGTGAACATCCGCAGCGAGCGGGTATCAGTGAACACCACTTCGGTGGTCACGGCGTCGCCAGCCACGACGGTGGCAGCCTTGTTCCAAGTTTGAGCCCATAGCATCCGGTCGCCCATTGGGAGCGACTTCATCGCGTCGGCCACGGGCCGCACTAACTGCTGCATCTCCACGCGCGGAGTCTCCACGTCCACAGTGACGGCAGGGGCCGCCGGAAGCTTGGGCATCGGGATCTGCCCCCATGCCGCCGCGATGATCAGCAACGCCGCTGCGATTCGGCCGAGGCTGGAGCGTTCGGCGTA